TGTTGAAGAGAGGGTTGACTGACTTAACCACAACAACCGATAGAGAAAGAGGCCTTGATGAGGCTCAAGAAGGTGGATTGTATCGTAAAAGAGGATTAATGGGCAAATCATCACTAGATAAGAGTAAACTAGCAGGTGCAACTGCTGAGCAACTTAAAGGTATTATAGATGACGACGATTTATCTAGTGAAGATATGATGGCCGTTAAAGAAGCACTCGTAGCTAAAAGAGAAGGTAAAGACGCTGCAAGTCTTGCAAGCGTTACAACACCAACAGCTGCTGCAGTAGGTAATATGACTGGAATATCAGGCGATGCCGCTGCCCTTGAAACTGAAAGTATAGGAGCTAAAACAGGTGCAATGATAGCAGCTGCTAATAAGATGGGTCCTGGAGCAGCAGCTGGGGCTCAAGGTGGTAAAGAAGATAAAGGTAAAATTATAGGAATGTTCAGTACGCCAGGTGTTAGAAATAATGATCATGTAGTCCATAGAATGATGGACCAGAGATTTTCTTAAAGAGCTTTAACTCTGTTCCTTAATCTTTTAGCCCTCGGTCCTACTTGATCCGCCCAACGACTATCCATCATTTCAATAGAAGCTGTTTTCCAATCACTATTATTAATTGCTTTAATAAACTTTTTAAATTTGCCTAGTCTAGGCCGTCCTAAATTAAACATCATATTAACAAGAACCTCTTGTAGTTCTCCTGGATAATCATTCCATTTATCTTTAAATAGCGCTTCACATTCTGATATTGATGTGTCTAAATCTTTTTCAAAAACTTCTCTAACTCTTTCCTCTGAAACCGGTGTCTCTAAACTTTGTTTATATTCTGGATCTTGAACTAATATTAAATGTCCTACACCAAATGTAGGGTATCCTAAATGATCGTGGTATATTTTATATACTACGCCCTCATCTATTTTTAATTGTTCGTAGATTTTATCTCTGTTCATTATTGTATTCCTGATTGTATGTGAATTGCATTCCAGGTTTTACAAAGCATGTTGTAATGCTTATCCTGTTGTTTTTATATTTATCTTTTTCTTCCCCAATTACTTGTTGTGCTTCAAAATTTAATCCAGGCACTTGATGTTCTAACCAAGCAGGCCAAACAATTAAATCTCCTGGTTTAGGATAAAATATTTGTTCTAAAGCGTTATGTTCTCCTTTAATATTATCTCCTGGCACCCATGATGCAAACAAATCAGCATCTGGACTTTTAAATATTATTGGAGAATGTTCTTCATCTCTCTTTACATAATAGGTAGCAATAAGATGATAACTATTATGAGCATGCCAACCATAGTCATCTTCTTCGTCCATTGTTGTATGCCATGATAAAGAGTGCCATCGTTTTCTTAATGATTGTAATATTACAGGTGGCATACGGAATTGTTCCATATATTCTATTGCGTTTTCATGTATGATTTTATATAACTCTGGAAAATCGTTTACACCTTCCATAGGATCTTCTTTAGTATATACTTTATGGTTTCCATGTTGGTCGTATAAAGAACTCTTCTTTAATCTTTTACCTCTTGTTCCAGGCCATTGTTTACTATTATAGATATTGTTAATGTCAGACTCTAAGCCCTCTAAAAGATTTAGTGCTACATTCTCTTTATATGAAATAGGTACGCCAAGGATTTTCATTCTTGTAACAACCAAGGGATTAAATATTTGCCTGTGGTATCCCACTTGCCCATTACAAGTTTACTTGGATCTTCATGATGGTTTTTATGATAGTCTTCTCCACCCATAAAAATATTACATAACCAATTCAAATTTTTAGGCTCTCCTTTTTTACCACTATGTCCAGCCCAATTTAAAATATTAGTCCAAATCCAACTCCATGAAAACAAGAATGCTAACCACACCATAAGCCACTTACTAACTAAACCTAATACAATCCAATTGGCTAACCATAATTTCCAATAATTATTTGTAACCCATTTTGCTTCATGATTCCTGGCATATACTCTCATATATGATACTGTTGGTTTAACTTCATCATACCTACCAAAAAACATTCTCCAGAAACCTATTTGTTTAGGACCATGAGGATCGCCTTCTTCGTCTGTATGTTTATGATGTTGTAAATGAGATACAACATAGTGGCCTGGAGGACCGAACCCTGTCATAACCATAAAGTAAAACATAATCTTTTTACCTAACCAGGAAGGTTCAAACGCATTGTGGGTTAACCAACGATGATATCCAGCATTGCCTAGTCTTGCTATAAAAGAGGCAAGTACAAAAAAGAATATTGCTTGTGGAACTGTTCCACCGCCGTATATAAACCACAGAGGTACACCGATTGCTGTAGTGGTGTATAGAACAATTATTTTAATCAATACTTTGGTTGTGTACTTCATATTACTATTTATTAGTCAAAAAGAAGCCCTTATTAATAAGGGCTCCCAAAACTCTAGGTTTTAATTACTTTTCATCAGCAAGCTGCTTAAAGTAACTTAATGTATCATCTTCATCATCAGCTACTGCTGGTGCTGGTTCTGATACTACAGGCGCTGCTTGAGTTGCTACTGTCTCAACAATAGGCTCTTGTGCAACGGTTTCTGCTGTAGGAACGGCCTTAGAACTACCTAATACCATATCCAATTTAGCTTTCAACTCTTCATAAGACTTGAATTGATCTGGAGAAACAAGTGTACCTAAGTCATATTGTTTATTCCAAATTTCTTCAATGGCCTCATCAGACTCTGCAATAGGTGAAGGCGAATCAAATTCACTTTTATCATAATTACGATAGCCTTCTACCTGTCTAATTTTTAGTCTAAAGTTAGCCCCTTCCCAGAAATCAAAAGGATTTACTGGTTGTTCATCCTGAAACTCAGGCTTCAAGACATCTTGAATTTTATCAAAGATCTTTTTACCAAATTTGTAGATAAAAACTTTACCTTCATTTTCAGTATTAACAGGATCTGAGATGACTTGGATATTAGCCCAATAGTTCAAACGTCTTTTTTGTTTACGAGCTATCTCTTTATTAGACTCTACACCAGAATTCCATAGTTCAGTGTTTAATTCTGAAACAGGATCTTGCTTGTTTAGAGTTGTGAGAGAATTCTCGATATACCATTTTCCACCAGGACCTTGAAATCCGTGGTTGAACATTCTAACCCAAGGGACATCAGTATCTGTTGCACCTTTATGTAAAGGCAAGAATCTGATAATGAATAAACCATTACCTGCTGAGTCTACTGTGGGTTTCCATTCTCTGTCGTCACCTTTTTTAAAGTTAGACTGAGGGTTTGAGATTTTTTCGACTTCCTTCATTAAGTTATCGAAATTTCCGCGCTGTTGGCGAAGTTGTGAAAGTGTATTAAACGACATATTTTTCTCCTTGTATTGCGTTGTATAGCGTTGTATTTGCGTTGTATAACATTATTAAAAGTGGCCATTGCCCCCGAAGGGACAATGACTTCTAATTTTGACGGGCCGAAGCCTTTAGTCCCGAAGGATGTCTAACTAGCAATATTATTTATAAGAGTTTCATGTTTTAGATGTAACTTTTTGGTATCCAAGTTGTTCATTAATAGAAAAGGCCTGTACCGTTGTATTGTTCTACATGTATCTCCTATTATTAAATCGCCTCTTAAATTGGTTAAAAAGGGTGACATAATATCTAAGATTGCAACTGTTTCTATCTTAATATGTCCTCCCATAAATAGCCTTACTTCAACAGGGTGATTATTCTTTGACATTAGATATTTGTTCCAATTTTCTATTGCCTTTAGATCTTCTCCAAATGTATAACTAATTTTAGATTGTCTAGCAATCCATTCATGAAAGACTTCTATCTCTTCCATACCATATGGCATGCCACATTTCTTATGGCCTGTTATAGCATTAGCAACAGACAAAGCTATGAACTCTGGTTTAGACCATCTATCTGCAACTGCTTCAAACATTTCTTTTAGGAAATGTTTTCTATCTTCTCCGTCAAAATATTTTCTAGGCATCTTCACAGCATTACCATATTTGTATTTGTCTTTAAAAGCAAAAGGAAATCTCTTATCATCATAGTTACTCCAAAAATGATCTTTAACAGCAAGGTGTACTTTCCATGCTGCAAAGGGTTCCATTTTATTCAAAGGTTTCTTCAATTTCTAACCCGCCATTTTCATAGTATTTAAATGTTGCTTTCTCTTTTTGATACATTTTTCTTTCGTAATCAACACCACTTAATTCTGCATATTCTTTTAATGTTCTTTTATCACCTAAACCATACTTTCCTTTGGTGTTGCCTTGTAGTACTTCATTAACCTTTTCCTCTGCCATTTCAATTCTTAAGTCTTTTTCTATTTTTAATTCAGGACTTGCTTCTGCCATATTCCAATGTAACTCTCTTTTTAAATCTAAATCATCACTATTATACCAATGATATAATGGTGTATTAGGTACATGAACTAAATCGTAACCGTGTGTAAATGCCCGAAGTGCTAATGTTGTTTCTTCACCTGCAAAATATATCTCTGGATCGTATGGTATTTCTTTTACAAAATTTCCTTCTGTAAAAATTAATCCTGCTGATAGTGCAAACCCTCTATAATATTTTTTGCCTGGTATAACATGTGCCACTTGGCCTGAATGATATCCTTGTGAGAAAGGTAAGTGCATTGTCATAACATGAGTTTGATCTGGATCGTCTGTTGTAACTCTAAATATATATTCCTGATCTGTGTTAAAGAAACCACCTTTAGGTGTAATGACATCGAAAGCTCTAGGATATCCTGTTATGATTGGTTTATCAAACCACTCTAAACAATTATTATATTTTTCTAATAAGTTTTTATCCCAGTCCTTTTCAAATAATGTATGGGAATCTATTTGCATGAAAATCTCTTCACCTTCATATAAGTCTGTTTGTATCTTACTTCGTGCCCAACATGCTCCTTTAGCATCTTCGGGATCACAAGTTTTATATCGTACATTGTCTGGAAGATCTTTTAGAATATCTTTAGACTGATCAAAGACACCCAACACCAAATCGTCTTTATACTTTGCATTCTTTATTATAGAGTCTATCGTATAAGGAAGTATTGGATCTTGAAACGATGCTATCGAGACAAATATTTTCATAAAGGTAACTTACTTTTTCTTTTTTCTTTTAATAAATTTAAATCTAATGCTTCTTCTTTAATCTTAGCTTTCAAAGATGCTGTTAAAAACTTAGAGATACTTTCTATTTCTATTTCTTTCTTTATACAATAATCACAAACTATATCCATGCAAGGCGAGCTGGTATTAAAGGCCATCTTCTCTATGAATTGTGAAAATTCTGTTGATGTATGAAATTCTTTTGTTACTAGGAATATATCGCTTACTTTTTCTTTTGTCATTTCAATTGTATTATCTACTACCACTCTCGGCATCATTCTTATTCTCCTGAACCCAATTTTTTATATAATCATGTACATTGTGCGTGGGCTCCATATATGGGTGTTGACAAAATGTTTTTTGTGCTTCTCCCTTTCTATCAAACGAATGTACAATCGGGTGATCAAAACAGTCTGCAATAGATGAAATTGTTTTGGGGTTCCCGCTACCAAAATGTGCAACACCAGGAAGGCCTGGGTCTGCCATTAATTGCAAAATTCCTTGGACAACATCATCTACATGTGTGAAGTCTCTTTCTTTTTTGCCTGTTCCAAATATAGTTAAAGGTTTGCCTGCTAAATAGTCTTGTTTGAATTTTCGTATGACTGTGCTATATTGGCCATAGTCTGCTTCACCTGGTCCATACACATTATAATAAAACATTAAAACATAATCTAAGCTATATAATTTCCTATACATATCTAATAAAGACTCACATACAACCTTGCTAAATGTATATGGGTTGCCCTGTGATTCTACATACTGCGTACTTGAAGATGTGGAAAAGAATAATTTACAATTAAATACTCTAGCCCAATCTGCAACTGCACAAGTTGTATTAATATTGTTCGTTATAGTCTCGGTAGGATATTCTAATGCTCTCCTTACCCTTGGACTATTTGCTAAATGAAAGATGGCGGATGGTGGCTCTATAGAATTTATATGTGGATTAAAATTGACAACATCACATTTGTGATACTCTACGCTGTTATGATTGAAGAATACACTTCCTGTTCTATTGTCGTCAACTACTGTTACACAAAATCCTTGGTCCAATAAGTTCTTAGTAAGGTGTGATCCTATAAAGCCACATCCGCCAGTAACTATCACATGAGGTAAATCTGTTAACATGTGCTAATTATATGATCTTCCAATGCTTTAGTCAACATCTTTATAGAAGATATGGTTGTCTATGCTTACTGTATTGGTATATACCATAGACCATTTAGGTTTGACTTTCGTGTTGTGATACCACAAAGCTCCCCTTGTAAAGTCTTCAGTCTCATAGGCGTACATAACTTCTGCTATTAATAAGATATCCTTGTAGCAATTTTTGTCTGCAATAGTGTCAGGCTTTCCATCACAATACCAACTGAATTGGCATGAATGTAAATCTATCCTTCCACTAGGATAATATTTCGTTTGTTTGACTACACCGCATATTGTATTAGGAAATCTTTCATCCTTAACTCTGTTGAGTGTAACAAGTGCAACAGCCATTCTTCCTGCTGTTGATTCACTTCGGGCTTCAAAGTAAATATTTTCTGCTAAACAATGTACTTCAGTATCTTTAGCTTGTATTTCTTGTGCCCACATTACAAAAAATAATATTGGTAATGTTATCCATAACTTACGCATATGGTTCCTCCTTTATTAATCTACGTCTTCAGAAACTTTCTTATCCTTCTTTCGATTGTACTTAGTTTTATCCGGTACGACAGTGGCCTTGTTAAACAGTCTTGCATAACGGGCTACAGGATTTCGTATTTTTAGTTTCTTCTTACGCATAACAGTATTTATATTAACATCGTAGGGAGTAAATTACAAGGCCTTAGAGGACCATTAAGATCAGAGTATATTCCAATCATTAAGAGCTTGTTTTATTCTTTCTAACCCAAGAATAATAGAATCTTCTCCGGTAGTAAAAGCAAATCTTACATATTTTTCTGCATTAACTTCTGCAAAGTCGTAACCAGGAGTTACTGCTACTTTATAATCTTCCATTAGCTTCCAACAAAAATCATTACTGTCCATTTTTGTATGACTAATATCTACATAAAGATAAAAAGCTGCCTCTGGTAAAACTGGAATAACAAATCCCAAATCCATAAGTCCTTCAGCTAATAATTTAGCTCTTGTTTGAAATACTTCTTGTCTTTCCTTATGAATAGCCATAGCATCTTCTTCGAAAGCTGCAAGGGCTCCGTATTGTGCAGGCGAACTAGGTGATATGAATAAATTTTGTGCTAACTTTATTAAAGGATCTATTGCCGTTTCTGGTGCAACTAACCAACCTAATCGCCAACCTGTCATTCCAAAATATTTGGAAAAACTATTTAAAACAAATATGTTTTGATTAAAACTAAGACCCGATGTGTATGTATTAGATAGTGTTTGATATATCTCATCTAATATAAAAAATCCATTCTTCTCTTCTACGAAATTTTGTATTTCATTAATTTTATGTGGATCTAATAGAGTGCCTGTAGGATTAGCAGGTGATGCTAAAAGAATTCCTTTTGTATTTTCTGTCCATGCATCTTTAATGTCTTGTATGGTAGGTTGAAATTTGTTTTCTGCAGAGACGACTATCTTTTTAGGTAGGCCTCCTACAAGTCTTGTAAATACCTCGTTACATGGATAACTAGGATCTGTTATAAGCATCTCATCTCCAGGATTAAGCAATAAAGATGATAACAATATTAAACCCCCACTGGCTCCACTTGTAACTATTATCCTATCACTAGAAACTTCAATACCTTGATCTTTATAAAAATTAGATATTAAATTTCTTAATTCTGATATTCCTTGCGCTGATGTGTATTTTGTTAGTCCTTGATTAATAGAACTTTGTGCTTTTTTAACAATAGGTTCAGCAGTTGAAAAGTCTGGCTCTCCAATTTCAAAGTGTACTACACGATGTCCTTGTTTTTCAAATTCACTAGCACGGTGAACTAATTGTAAGACTGTAAAGGGGCTGATCCTTTCACTTATAGTTGAGTACATAATATATCCTTAATTATCTTTTAAATATTTATACATAAAAAAGGGCGCCTAAAAGACGCCCTTAGTGTTCTTTTCTGATTAAGAACCTCGTATAACTAATCCTATTAGCCAACCGCAAAAGAAAAATGCAGCTGCCCATCCAGGATAGACTTTACAAAATTCCCATATATCTCGAATGAACATGATTACAAGGCCATTAGTATAGCTGGTACGCTAACTATTATGGCTGTTATAAACAAACTCATTGCAATACTCGTTAAGTCGTCGTGCACTACACACCTCCTATCGAAGAATTGCTAAAATGAATTATTAATATGGGCAAAAGTAACGGAGCTATCATTATCGCTACTAATTGAATTGCATCGCAGAATAGACAAACTTTGTCGTTTTCTCTTAGTCTATCAACATTGGTTCCTATGAGCTTCGCTACTTCGCCAAATGTAGCTGTGGTCATTGGACTCTCCTATTTTTAATATTATTATAATTTATGTAATAGTATAGATGTAATCTATACCTTTATATTTATACAAACCAATGTATTTACTAAATTAATTTTTTAAATTATAGGTATTTATTTTGGAAATGGTGTAGGACGAGCCAGGACATCATATAGATGTCCCAGCCAGTTATGCTTTTATTCGTCTTTTAGTTTTGCTGTAGGAAAGTCAGGTTCTTTAACTTCAAGCTCTGCTGCTTGTTCCTTGACTTCATCTCCAACGGTATCAACTATACCAGCAGTGACTTCTGCTGTGGTAGTAACAACATCAGAAACATCTTTAGCCACGGCTCCCACCATGTCTGCACCTGCTTGTGTTGCTGTTGATACTGTGGCTGCAACCACATTTCTAGCTGTGTCGATCCCAGTTGCTACTGAGGCACATCCTGCTACTAAAACTAAGAATAAAGCGCTTATTATTCTTATCATTTTTCTTCCTTGATACCAAGCCTTGGTTATTGTTATTCTTTTTCCTTGGATATCCGTTATATTTATAAGGAAGAGAGACTCGGAAGGGTACTTGTACCCTAATTAAGGGTTAAGGGGTGTAAACTAGTTCGTAAGCATCTCGTGCTTCTAATAGTTTTGGCACGAATTCGTCCCTTGTTGCTGAGAATACAGCAGGACCATCATCTTGTTGAGCCATTAATATTACTGTTTGATCTACAGGAATGCCTGTTCTTTCTTCAAACATAATGGCATAAGCAGAACATTGTATAAAGTAATTATAGCATTGTGATCTAGTTTTTCTTTTGTTGGAAGTCTTAAAATCTATAACAGAAAGTCTGCCTTTGTATTCTGCAATACAATCTGCTTGGCCTCCTAGGCGTAAATGATCTGAATACATGGTTGCTTCTAAAGCTCTAATGTTGTCTATATCAGATAATAAAGGCATCATATTGTTCATATACATTTCTTTATCTAACATGTCTAAGGATTGAACTCCTTCCTCATGTAAGGTTGTTTCATTTAATAAATGATACTCTACCAATTTGTGTAATGAGGTGCCACGCTTAGCAGCCCTAGAAGAAATTCTATTTGCTTCTTTCTCGCCTATCCGTTTCTTCCAAGCATCTATAAATGGTTTTGATTTATGAGATAGTATGGTTGTAACAGAAGGGTAAAGAACGCCAGAGGGCGTTTGATAACGCCTACCGTTTTCTGTATTTTTTCGTTTGAGTTGATCTATTTCAACTTCAATATGTTTGAACATTATCTAATCCAGCATTTATATCCTGTGCATTTATCTAAATCATCACCACAATGGAGACAATAACCTTTTTCTTTTGCTTCTTGCTCTTCTAATTCCGTTTGGTGGGCCTCTGCTGCTGCATCCATATGAGCCTGTTGCTCCACCAAGTATTCTTGTTCTGTGTTTGGTTGTGCCATTATGCGTTACCTCTTACAATATTAGAATTTCCTCTATTAAGGCCTTCTGCTCTAGTGCCACCTGCTGAGTAACCAGCTATGTAATGTGGTCCAGTCCAAGCAACGCTGTAATTTTCAAAAATGTTGCCTCTTGGTCTGTTAAGAGCTGGAGCGTTGTAACTAGCTGCTTTTAAAAGATCTCCTTCACGGAACCTTTCATGTGTTAAGTTAATAAAACCCCAAACACTTCTTTCTGTTAAGATTTTAATAAATTTACGACCTTTTTTAACTTCAATATTTGCTTTGAATTCAGCTACTTTTTCTTCTACATCGAATTTAAAATCATTGGCTTTTTTGGAAGCTGTGTTCCATCTTCTGTAATCGTCTGCTATTGCTTCAATTAATTTTTCTATTTGTTTTTCCATCTTATTTAAAGTCCTCACTTTTTATTGTTTATATGTATATTATGCACTCAGGCGAACCATAAGTCAACCTTTTTCTGTGCTTTTTTCAAAAGAATTTTGTCAGCCTTATCAAGGAGTTGTAACAATAATGCCTTTTCTTTCATGTAAACTTTAGCAAAATGTTGATCATGTTCGGTTATAGACTTAGTATTATCCAATAAATCGGCTACTTTTATAGTCTGGCCTGATCTAGAAGCTTGTGCTGAATGTTCTCTATCTAACCCTTTTCTTAAGGCTCTGTTGCCATCTTCAGGCTTGGATACATCAGTTAATTCTTCTACTAAATCAGCCACAACATGTCCAAAACGGAATGCTATTTGATCTAATGTAACATCAGTATCTTCTACTGTATCATGTAAAACTGCTGCCATAAGCATTTCTTCTGTATGATCTACAGATTTAACGATTTCCATTACTGCCAAAGGATGCACGATGTAAGGTTCACCGGTGTATTTTCTGGTTTGTCCTTCATGTGCTTTTGTAGCAAATTGTATAGCTTTATCTAATTGTTCCATGCTTACATTATGCACTCTGGCGGACCAAAAGTCAAGCAGTTTTTGGTAGTTTTTTCTGTTTTTTCTTGTTCCTGTGTAGGTGAGCGTATAGGTTACATAGTTTCTTATCTACTATGTTTTTTGTTGTATGCCGTCTTTTTCTGGCACTTTCTGATTTAAGAAGTCTTTCTCCTCTATCCATAAATTTCTCCGTTAGTTGAATTAAGATACTTATGATATAATTTATTTCCTCCTATTTTAAATGTTTGGGTGTATCACCCATTAATGATCCGACTCGTTTTTTAACTTTTTTAACTGTGTCTCTAATGGCCACAGATTTAGCATCCTTTTTGCCAAAGTCATCTGCCATTGGTGACATAGGATTTGCTTCAGCTACTCTAGATAATACATCTTTAAAACCACCAGATGGTTTCGTACGATCTCCTGTGCCTCCTTTATTAATATTAGGAGCACCTGTAATGATTTGTTTGATTGTTGGATTTTCTTTTAGATATTCACAACGATGTTCCCAGGACATTAGTTCGTCCCAGATTTCACCCTTTTCATTTTCAAAACTGTATATTGGCATGCTTTAATTTACCTTCACTGCTATTTCTTCCATTCCGTCTATAATTTTATTTATAAGCTTCCTGGCAGGGTAAGATAGTAAGTCTGAATTATATCCTTTGATTAAACAATCTTTTATATACAAAGGATCTACTTTTGCTAATGTCTCTCTTGTGTAACCAATTCGTCTCCAACCATATGTGTTGATACAAACTACGGCCAGATCTATTTCTTCTTCAGTATAGAAAGACATCCTATAACCTTTGATTAATTTAGGTTTAGGTTCTTGGGTTGGAAATTTGATAACCTTAGCCTTCATGTAAGTTATTTATACGGAGGACTGTCTAGACATAGTCTTTGTAGAGTACCTTTATAATGATTCCAGAAAGGCACAACATCTTCATCAAAGAAATGGTTTGCAGTTGCACTTCTTCTTGCACCAATTTCTTCGAAAGATGCGTTAGGTAATAAGCCTTCCTGTACCATAACGAAATCCCACATTGGATCTTGGATACTCTGTGTTAACTCTTTAATTGTATCTGGTGGTACATTATATTTTAACAAGAATTTTGAAAATCCTTTATCACCGAAACAATTAAAAAGTGCAACATAATTAGTTTTTAATGAAGGTATAATTATTTTCTCTATACTTTGTAACATTGCCATATACTTCAATATGTGTTGTAGATCCCACCTTACTTCTTTTATATAATATTCATAAAACTCTGGGTCTATAAATTTTTGATATTCCTCTTCGCCCCTATATGATACTGGAGCATACTGTCTTATGCCTTTTACTTTCGCGACAGATCCATCTCTTTCTCGTCTTTCAAGGACAGCAGCAAGCCTAATACCGTTTTTGCCAATCTCTCTATCATGATGTGATATTGTAATAACTACTCTATCCTCAGGCAATATTAAATCTTTACATATTAATAACTGCGTATAAACTTGTTCAATACCTGAAGCCCCTATTCCTCTATGTACTGGATTAAATTCATTTGCTATTGGGTGCCAAATATTTTTAGATGGCTCTTGAACAAAACTATCTCCAAAAAACCAAGCTCTAGGTTTATCTGGCATTAGTAGTGTTCGTCTTTCAACCCCTTTACGGTGAGGCTCAGTCCCCCAGAACTGCCAATAACTTTCAGGCAAATCAGGCCACGAGTACATTATACTTCCTTTCAAATCTACGAGCGTCTTCTATTGTGTTTACAATAGGCTCACCTTTAATATTTAAGCTTGTATTAAGTAACATTGGACAGCCTGTTTTATCTCTCCATGCAACCAATAGTTGATATAGGCCAGGGTGTTGTTGTCTTGTAACTGTCTGAACTCTACTTGTTCCGTCTTTATGAATAATAGCTGGGTACTTATCTGGTTCTTTACAATTTACTACATACTGCATAAATGGTGTTTCTTTACATGGCATATCAAAATATTTATGTGCCTCTTCTTCTAATATAACAGGAGCAAAAGGCCTGAACTCTTGTCGTCTTTTTATTTTATTAACCTTGTCTTTTATCTCAAGGCCTCTAGGATCTGCTAACAACGATCTATTTCCTAATGCCCTTGGTCCAAACTCTGCTCTGCCATTTGCAACACCTACTATCTTATTAGTAAGTAATTCATCTAATAATTTTTGAGCTGGATACGGGCCTTCAATGTTATGTCCTAAATAAGGAGTGAAGTTTACATGTGTTTGGGTGTGTGCTAATATTGCTCCCAATGACGATCCCGCATCACCTGGGTTTGGCATAATCCATACATTATTAAAATAATCTAATGCTTTTGTATTGGCCACACAATTTAATGCACACCCACCCATCAATACCAAGTTGTTCGTATAGTCTTTTTCTTTTACTTTAATCAATAGCTTTATAAATTCTTCTTCGTATATCCTTTGTGCTGCTGCAGCCATATCAAAAAGATCTTGATCTTCATATAATCCAGGTAAAAAATTTCTACAACCTTTGTGTAAGTTTGTTTCTAACAATGGTTTCATTACATTATAAAATCTATTAGGGTCTCCATATGCTGCCATACCCATTAATATATACTCATCTTCTGTTGGTTTTAATCCACATCTTTGAGTAATTGCTGTGTAAAACAATCCTAAAGATCTAGGATACCACTGGGTCCATCTTTTACTTAGTGCACCACTCCATATACTTGTTGTTGATAATTCTCCTATAGCATCAATTACTAATACATTAGAGTTTATAAAAGGACTTGTAAACATACCTGCCGCTGCATGTGCTTTGTGGTGTGTGGTGTATTTTATAGGGGCTTTTATTCCTAAACTTAATAAGTCTTCTTTTATAGTATTCTTTTTTACATCTTGGCCTGCTATAATTCGTCTTACATTCTTTATCCAAGGCTTCTCATACCAATATATTATGTCTGGATAACCATAATGTAACGCATCAGATACTAATTCTTTATTTAAATTTTTATCGTTCTTCACACGACTATATCGTTCAGCATGGCCTGCAAACAATATATCATTACCTTCTACTACTGTTATAGAGGCATCATGAAACCCTGCGCTTATTCCCCATCTAATCATATATAAAAGGGTCCTCATCATTAATAAAATCTTCTTCTTTTACCCAATCAAGTTTCCAGTTGAATTCAGGTTCTCTATTTCCCCCAACAGCTTTATATATTGTTGCACCGGGAATATTGCCCTCCATGAAATTGGCCATTCTAATTGCTTGTTGCTTTCTTTCCTCTCTTGTCCAGTTAGTTGGTTCTCCTGGATCAATTGCAAAATAACTGCCCTTATGTAAATGTTGCATAAAATACATTAAATATAATCTTGAATGTTTGTGATGGAAGTAAGGAGAATATTCAAACCAATCAGGAGGGGAAATAATTCCTGCAGTTATCATCCATCCTATTTTTATGTCTGCATGAAGATGAATGCTGTTTATTATTTCTTGTGTCCATAAAACATCTTTGTAATAATCGTCTATACCAAAACCCTGTGGAGCAGTATTGTGATTGAAAAATACTAGACTATAAGGATCTTTATTTTGTGGCACTTTATAATTCATAAAATATTCTAATGACTCACGCCAATCTATGTGATGGATATGTAACTTGCCTTTACTTCCTTTACTTTTTAACTCTTTATTTCCTGTTATTAAATCCACTCTATCAAATCTATGTAATACTTGATTTAATATTATTTTGCCAAACTTACTACCACAGCCAGTAAGTAAAGCAGTTTTGTATTTTGAAGGCGGTTGATGTGCCTCCAATCCGCTATGTTTTGATGTTTCCATTTTAATCCTCGTGTATTATTATTTTTTCTATATTGCATGATGAGACTTTGTTGTTCTCTTTTCCCATCCTTTGAAATTTCTCAATATGTTTATGGCCAGATATTACTCTACCTAATGGCCAACCGTATGGTATATTCCCACTCCAGCCAATTCGTTTTAAAAACTTTCTATCTTCTCTTGTAGTGAATTCCATATTGAAATTTACTTGATGTCCGTTGCTTACATCAAAGTTCTTAGGGTCGTCTTCATCACAATAAGCTATGGCCGGATTTTTTCCTAATATACAATCTTGAGGGCACCAAACATCTATACTATTGTCTGATGTCTGGTGTTCATATAAATCTAAAGGAATATCTCTATATGGAGCCATTCTTCTAGCCATATCCCATTGGTGTTCTATTGTTTTTGGCATCACTGATTTACTTTCTGGATCTGTTGCATACTTATATTTCCAAATATCAGAACATTCATTTCCTACAACCAAAGCAATGCTGTCTTCCATATTTCTTGCTTGTCCAGATCTAGAATAATATAAAGGCTCAATATCATGACAGCCATTATTTAATTTTAAAACAGCGTCCATAAAAGATCTAGCTTTGTGTGCCTCTATATCAAAATCGCCTGGGTATAAATGATAGTAATCTATAATATCTGGTTGATCCATGTGCCAATTAAATCTCCATTTGTCTTGCAGTGACTCTCTAAAACCAATCCATTGATGTCCTTTCCAAATACCTTTTGGATATAATATTCGTACAAAGTGTCGATGTATGTCATTTAACATTTGCCTGCTCTTTGCATCCAATTTAAGATTTATATCTTTAGGTAGTATAGGGAAAGCGTCTTTTTGATCTATGTATGAATTTACTTCATTTATTACTTCTCTCAAATATTCAGATTGTTTTTTTAATAATTTATCTGGATTTTGAAACTCAGGAGCGTCTGTGTTATAAGCCTTCTTTGTATGAGTGATATAATCAAACAGTTGCTCTTTATACATTTCTCTACCAACATAATGTTCTATCCACCAATTTGTAAATGGGTTAGTCAAAGGCTCCCAAATAATAGAAGCATTTCTTCTTTTAAAGGTTTTTTGATATAGCTTTATTTCTATTTTCATTTTATGGAATCTATATGTAAGTTCTGATAACCAACCAATCTTCTATCAGGGCCTGGGTTTTTTATACTGTGTCTTGTATTCCAATTGTTTAACATGAATACACCGGTATGCTTTTTCACAGGGCCATTATAATTTATATCAACAAAATGTGTCCCAGAACCTACAGGATTATCTATTAAGTTAATAAGCAATACTCCAAACACACCTCGGTTATCTATGTGAGGTGCCATATCAAATCCAGGGCCATCTTCTAGTACTTCGCCTGAATTTTTAAACGCTGGATATTTAAACCCTGACAAGGTATTCATCCACATAGCTCTAACTTCTTCTACATCATTCATTTCAGTTCTAATAAAATGTTGTAACTCTTTTGTATTAATATCCCACTTCTCACATAAATTTTCTCTAAGAAGATAGTTCTTTCTTAAATGTGTAGTTTCCGAAGTATATTTTTGATCGTAGTATGTCCCTTCTTGTAACTCTACATCAGGCAGGTAAAAGTCTGAAACTTCCCAGACAGGGCAGTTATAGTTTATATGCTTCAGGTTCATACTAAATGTTCTCTATGGTCTGTTGCCTTTCTTTCTTGTTTATATGGATTATCTTCATGTGACATTGTATCATCTAATACATTTGCTTGTCCACAAGTTACTGTGCACTCTTTTAACTTTCCACATTGTGTTGTATTATTCCAATCATCAGAATAAACTTTATTTAATCTATTATCATTTAATATATTTTCTAGTGTGTCATTATGTAAGTTAAATTTTTCTAATCCCACACTCATTAATTTTTCTTTTAATTGATGTTGGTTAAAGAACCCAGATACTTTTCTTTCATCATCTATAAAAGGAACAAGCAATCCTATCCAACAACAAGGCGTAACAAATCCTGCTGCTGATACAAAAACTTCTCTATAACATCTTGGCCGTATTGTAGTATTATTTAGTTCATTAAGTTCATGTTCTGATACTTTGTCTAAACCAGAAGTACCAGGTTGAAATGCTTGTGGGTGGTCTAATGACATTGTATGGATCTTATTAAACTCTTTATTGACCACAGCAAGTCTATCTGGATTATCAGATTTTATATAATTAACTTTGTTTTTCTTTTGTAGTGGTGGATAAATATGATAGTCTAATTTACCTTCTTTGTTTATTGCAGGCATTGTAGCATGGTCTATTCCGTTATCTAATCCATGTGCTATTTTAGGTGAAAATGTTTTTATGCCTATTTCTTTAGCCATTGCTTTGGCTTCATCTACTTGTTGTTCGTTATGCTTAAAAATTAAAAACTCCCAATCTGAATTGCCACCATGTTCAGTATATGCTTTAACATTAGACATTAATTTATTCCAATTAACATTTCTTCTGTATATGTGATTCGTATCTTCTAAACCATCAATACTAAATATCATTTTCCATCCAGGCCTGTCAGCATATATTTCGCCAATTCTACTCCATACTTTTGTAGACTTCATTCCTCCATTTGTATGCATCTGTAGATCGCCATCTTCAGGTAGAGTTTCATAACAATATTCCATTATAGGCAATAAGTCTTTACAAGTAACAGGATCTCCGTGGTTGCCACAAAATAATAATAAATTAATCTTTGCCATAGTTTCGGGTGGAAACCATTTCTTAAAATTTTCAATTGATATAGATTGCGGTATTAATTCAGGTATTTCATTAGGACTATTATGATAGTATCTAGGACAGTTAGGGCAAATAGAATTACATAGACTAGAAAGTTCAATATGCATCTTATTCAAGGTGTTAAATTGAAAATATCCAGAGTCCCGTTCCATTATAATAACCTCACAGGAATTTGTTTATCTTTACAAGTTTCTTTTACCAAGTCTATATTCCAAGCAAAATAATCTTCCATATTGTATGGCAAGTTGTTATACCAATCACCCGCTTGAGGGTTTGTAATATCTAACAAGTCTGGCAATGTTATTGTTTTCTGAAACTGATCTCTATATACAGTTTTAGATTTTATTGCGCTTAATACTTTAGGGTCGTTGAAAATGTCTTTATGTTCTTCTTTTGCTTTATAATAGTATGTTAATATATCAATTGTTTTTTCTTTATTAAAAAACGATGAATTAGAAAAAGCAGATACTGCATGGTCCATTGCAGGATAAAATATATGATCAGGCCAAAAACAAATATCTAGACTACTTTGCATTCCAGGATCTCTTTGGTTTATCATATACAAATGATTTGCAATTCTCATGCCTGGCCACTGTTCGAAGAATTCTATATACCTATCAATATCAAAAATTACGGGAGCTGTTAAAACACTTGCCACTTCCATTGTAATACCAGCATCAGCAAACTCTTTCCAATTAGTTTCTATATCATTCCACTTAGCACCGTCTCTTGTGTATTCAAGAGTTTCATGTGTACCATCTAAACTAGCTTCAATTCTAAGATGTTTATATTTGTTTAATATTTGAGATATGGGTTTTCGTTTCCATTCTCTTCTTGTAAGATTAGTGTTGTAATGTACTCTTATGTTATCAATATAATCTTTATAATCAGGCCTCTCTCTTAACTCTAACATCTTTTCCATTACTGTCCAATGTACAGGAGACATGAAAGGTTCTCCACCTGCCCAATAAAATCCTGTTATTCTTTTTTCTTCTAAACCATCTAACATTTCTTGGGCTGTTCTTTCTTCATGTGCTTTATCTACTTTAAAAGGATTGCCTCTTGTTCCTCCATTACCACTAGCATTATCTAAAGTATCTTTTCCAAACATATCTTTAAATAGATCTATGTGTTGTGAACTATATGTAATACCACATGAAACACATTGTAGGTTACAATGTATTGTTCTGGAATCATAATAAGAAGGTTTTAAATCTAGTGTGCCATCTTCTTTTGTTTTATCTAATATTTCATTAAAGTTGTTTTTTAGTGAACCGTCTTGTTCAAATGTTGACTCTTCCCTTAAAGACAAAATATTGTTTTCTTCATTTTGATAACAGGCATGACATTCAGGACGCTTAGTTCCTTCTAACATATCTAAACGAGTTTCTTTCATATAAACAGAATTAAAAAACTCTTCTTCTGTTGTTTTTTGTAATCCTCTTAAATCATCTGATATACAACAATACTTTCTTTCGTAACGACTTCCTTGATAGTTTTCTATCCAAGGAAAAATACATAACGACTTATTGTCTTTAGAATTCATACTCATATCCAAATATATCTTTCCAAGGCCCCATCTTGCGAGTCGCTTCAACTGTATCCATAAACTTCATGCCTTGATTCCAAAGCATTTGGTTTTCTTCTTGTGCGTCTAAATAACTAACCATTGTAGGTGTTAATATTTGTTCTGCATGCTCAGACTTTTGTAAATGTTGTTTTAATTTTTGTTTCCAATTTATAGATGCACAATTTAAAGATAAGTAATGAGGAAAGACTAAAAAGTTTTGATTAATTGTTGCTACACCTAACTTAGGATCTTTACATCTTTTGTCTACTATAGGCTGAGCCCAATTATAATAATCATCTAAGTAAGGAGCATTTAAAAACTGTACTGTATTAGTTATATTAACTGCGTATAAAGAAGGACACTCAAAAAATAATTTATTAACATGTTCATCTATTTGTTCCCATGTGTTTCCTTTTACTGGCCGTCTTATCCACTCATTAACTTTATCTACACCATCTACTGACATACCTAATGATACATGTTTAAAGTGTTTCCAGATATCATCATACCATGTTTCAAACATAGAACAGTTCGTGTTATAACTAATATGAATATTCTCTGCTACACCTTCTTCTATTAATCTTTCTAAGAACTTCCAATGGAATGGCATCATAAACGGCTCACCACCATTAATATACATATACTTCAATGTGTCTTTATGTTCTAGTATTTCTTCTATTTTATCATCGTTGAACCATTGATACTCTTGATATGTTTTAGGATCTGCTTGCACAAAGTCTAATTTATTTTCCCATTGTTTATATTCTTTTGCTAGTGATGAGCTAGAGTCTGGGTTGCACATCATACATTTAGAGTTACATAAGTTAGACATTCTTAAATCTAAAAATTCTAATCTAGGTTTATAAATGTTTTGTCCCCATCTTTTCTTTTCTGTTATTCTCCTAGATGTTCCTCCTCTATCTTCTATCTTATAACAACCATGACAAGCAGCTGGCTTAATGCCTTGTATCATTTCATTTCTGGCATTTACAACACTACTATCTAACCACATTTCAGACACGCTATTCCTAGATAAATTCATCATATCTCTTGGAGGGTTTCTATCTCTATAAAATCCGTCGTTAGGTGGAAACATCTCAGATACACAACATAAACCTACATTACCGTTAGGGTGTAAGTTCATATGATTGAACGGCAACGGACAATATACATCGCTTATATCTTTTGTAGGTATCTTATCAGACATTGGGTGCTTCTATTTTGTTATACCACTCTAGAAAATCCTCAGGAAATACTTCTATTGTTCTGTTTCTTCTTTTGTCGTATTGTGAATAAAATCTTTTGAAATCTCTTACATTTGCTTCCCAGTCAAAATCATGATAGTCATGTCCTTGTTGTACGACTTTGACATAGTTAATTAATCTTTCTATATCTCCTTTTTCCATTGCGTTCAAGTGAGGGTTGTCTTTGTTTTCTAAATACCACAATTCTATATCATGAGATATTCTTTGTCTAATATGTTCAGGTAAAACTAACAATGATTGACATGCTGGGAATCTTAGGAAGTTTACACTAATACCTATACTCTTATTCTTATATTTATTTTTCCACTCTATCATTTGTTCAAAGAAATCAACAATACTAAATAAACACAAAGCATTGATAGTCATCATAACAACCACTCTTCGTATGTTAGACTCTGTTAAAACTCTTTCCATGTTATTACACCAGTAGTCATAATCTAAACCCCACCTTATATACTCTGCATGTTTTCCTACACATTCATTACTTGTAAACAATGTTAGGTTGTGCATGCCATGTGAGGCATCAATTAATTTGTCTATTAGTGCTGGCTTAGCTCCTAAATTAGAGTTGAGTCCTACTTCAAATTTGTGTCCTTCTTCTTTACACTTAGCAAACAGTTTCCAAACATCATTAGACATTAATGGTTCTCCACCTGTAATTCTAAGTGTTCGTAATCCTTTAGAAAGTTCTGGCCACCACTTCCACCAAGCTCTTGTATATGGATTTTCTTGTTCATCCATTCTTTCGTAAGGATTGTTTTCGTCACCATCAATCATAAACACATTACCGCCCTGTGTTTCCATGTTGTATGGACCTTTATTTCTAATATCTTTACGCCACTCTGTACTGAAGTCTGCATTACAATAACTACAAGCAAAGTTACATGTTCTAGAAAAAGAAACTTCAATAGTAGGCGGTACTACTTTTTCATCGTGTGGCGCTTCATGCCACTTTTTCATTTCTTGTGGTGTGAATTGTAAGGACTTATATATTCTATCTGAAACATAATCCTTGCCCATGTCTTCTACTTTCCAACAGTACTGACATTCTCTTGGGCGCTCACCTATCTGCATTTCCTTTCTTCGTTCCATTTTCCATCTTGTATTGTGTAACATACTAGGATCTTTTTCAATATCCTCTACAACAATATCATGAGGTCTTGGGTGATGACAGCTTGTAGTCTTACCACTATGTAACCATATAGTACTGTTGCCCCACTTAGCTCCACAGAACGAAGGCGACTTACTATTTAAAGTAATGTCCCTATACTCAATTAAATTTTTAGGATCTGTTTTATCCATAATAATTATCATCCATTAAATATGCTAGTTCAGGAAATGTCTCACAAAAATTATTGTTACGTCTTTCATCCAACTGTTTTAAATATAATCTCATGTCATCATAAACTACAATGGGCTGTTTATCGTTTCTCATAAACTCTACTAGCCTTTCCATTTGATCTACTTCCTCTAAGTAAAAACATTCTTCGTCTTTTCTCTCATCTGTAAGTTTGTTTGCGTGCATATAGTCTAACCACAAATCACCATAGTATTGTTTGTCTTTCTCACTAATTAAAGAAAGCATCAAAGGCCTAGGCCACCTTAAATAATTTAAATGTGTTCTTGTTCTAAATACATGTTTTTGTGGTTGATATACAGAACCTTTAATTCCTCTCATCTGTTTTATCTCTTCTAAAAACCCTAATAAACTAGGCGCACTTGTAAGATTAATTGTAGTCATAAAATGTATTCTAGTTGACTCGGGTGTATTGTCTAATATGTTATAACAATTCTCTATAAACTCTTTATAAACCATTCCTTGTCTAGTGTACTCTGCATGTTTTCCTGTGTTTTCAAATGAGGTGTATATATCAAAATATTTAATATTGCCTTGCATTTCATTAATGTTTTTAATTAGTTTATCTGCCATTTTGTCGGGCACATTGTTATTTGTATTAACTGCTAAAATAAGATCAGGGTTTGGGTTCTCTTTTATATAATCAAATACTTTCCATGTATCTTTACTTAGTAATGGCTCTCCACCTGTTATTCTAAATGTTTCTAATTTAGGATATAAGTCAGGCCACCATTTCCAAAATGCCTCTTTGTATGGATTGTGTTCTTTGTGGTGTATGGGAAGTTTACCTACAGACTTTAACCAATCTAAATTATTTAAATTGAACTCTGTTTGTTTCATATCTCCATGTTGTCTTATCTCGCCTTCCCATTGTGAACTAGCTTCTGGACTACAATAGATACATTTAAAATTACATGTACTATCAAATGCTACTTCTACATAGGTGGGATCAAAGTCTTCTCCTCTGCCAGACGCTTCTATCTTAGGTATGTGTGGTAAAGACCAAGAGTATGAGGACTTATATACCCTATCACTAAGATGTTCAGGGTTTTGATTTTCTACTCTCCAACAATAATCACATTCTTTTGTTTGAATGCCTTGTAACATTTCCTCTCTGGCCAACATCTTATGTTCAGTATTATGTAAGCCTTTAGGATTGTCTTTTATATCTGATAGTTGTATTTTGTGTCTGGAAGGGTGGTGACAAGAATGTGTTTCACCTGAATATAATAGTATAGTGGATTGCGTCCATTTAGCAGCACAAAAAGAAGGACTAACTTTGTTCAGCCCTTTCCTAGTACCTTTTAAAAAATTAAAGTAAGCATTTGGATCATGTACATCTAAATTATGTTGCGCATGTGGACTGTCTTGCTTTTCTCTCTTATCAGTTATATCTGTTACTTCAATCTTGTCCGTCATCTTTTAAACCTATAGTCATAAATCTCTTATGATAAGTAGGCTGGTTCCATTCAACATTCCAGGGTCCTTCGTATTGAATTTCGCCTGTCATTATTAAATCTTCATTCTGTACATTATTCACTTCATTAAACATATTTAAATCTATTGTCGCCCTAACATGATCTTTTGTGCTATAATCGTTGTTACCTTGTATGACGAAGTATGTTCCTTTTGGAATATTATTGTACCACTTATCATAAACCTCTTGTGTTAAATGTTCCGTAACAGTATTTATTACTATCTCAGGACTGGTTTCGTAGCGATAATCTTCCATTCTTCCAATGTGTATGGGGTATTTTCTCGAACACCACAACATAGCATCTTTATCAATATCTACTACAATAGTCTTTTCATAGTTTAACAAGTCTGCCAAAACACCATACCATGCACCAAATATAACCACATTATTATGATATGGTAGTTGATTTTCTATTGTGTCTTTAAGCCAGAGTTTAGAATTTATCTGACTTGGCCAAAACGCTTCAACCATGTCTGGGTGTTCCCTGATTCCTTTCATCCAGTCTAATAATTGTTCTTTATCAAATTTGTGCATGAGTTATTAACCTATCCTTTTTGTTTTCAATTTTTTCTGCCTCTTCATATCCTTCCATAGGCTCCTTGTGTTCGTCTATCATTTCCCAACCTTCTGTGTAACATAGTTCAGCATTCTTTTCTAACCAATATGGGTCTGCCTCGTCTTCGCTTCTTATTGCATCTACAGGACATTCGGGTTCACATAAAGCACAATCAATACATTCGTCAGGATTAATGACAAGCATGTTTGGACCTTCATAAAAACAATCCACCGGGCATACTGTAACGCATGTGGTGTGCTTACAATCTATACATTTATCATCAACTACGAATGTCATTAAAATCTACCACATTAGTTTTAGGCTTCCAATGGAAACCCTCCTCCAGAACAATTTGATATATGTTCTGATAAAATTCTGCATTTGGATCTACCTTAAATAGATACTCTGTGTTCCATTGTAGTTTCTGCCATGAAGGTAACATGTATAAGTTTTTAGACGAACCTTTAAATAAAGACATTTTCCTTTTTTGATATATAGCGTTCATAGCTCTTGCATTAACATCATGTGTTATATAAAGCACTTTATATTTATCAATACAATAATCATAACACATATCTAACAATAAGAACCCTAATTGTTTTGCTCTAAAGTCTTTTAATATATGTAAGCGACATGCTCTTGCAGCTATATCAGGATCTCCTGTATATGTACTAGGTTCACACGAAACCATACCAGCAGGCCTTCCATCAACTACCATTACAAAAGTTTCTCCGGGTGTTGTATGAGGATCATACTTGCCTGCAAAGGCCTCACCATTACCTTCTTCTGTTGCTTTGTTTACTATGATGTCAATTAAGTCTAATAATTCTCTAGACTTTAATTCTTCTCGGTTGTAAATCTTATACATTCAAAATCTCTCTGTCCTGCTACACTTCCCATTAAATAATGTCTTATACCCATACCGTTGTGTTCAACCATATGTGAGTATCCTATATTAAGAAAATAACATCTTTTCTCCTCCATTTCAACCTTTATTTCATCTCCATTATACCAAAAGGTGTTTGTAACTCCTTTGTTACCTGATATAGGAATAATAAATCTCATTGCATAAGTTGTATTGTAATCAATGTGTCTCGGTACTACGCCTCCAGGAAACATACGAGAATATCTAACTCGTATTAGTTTATCCTGAAAGGTAGAGTTTAAATGTGATTGTAATTT